GATCCTAGTGAAATAGGTTTTGAAAAGATCAAAAGAATATTAGAATTAACAACCAGAATGAGTTCAGAACAATTAATGGAACAAAAGATTTTATGCGCATTATAGATATAGGAATAGAAAGGATAGATAAAATTTATCACATTGCAGATGTACATGTTAGGAATGTGAAACGACATAAAGAATATCAATTAGTATTTAAACGATTGTATTCTTATATAAAGAAAACAAAAACCGATAATTCAGTAATATATGTGGCTGGAGATATAGTACATGCCAAAACAGATATGTCACCTGAATTAGTAGGTATTGTATCAGATTTCTTTAGACAATTGGCAGATTTAGCTCCTACATTAATAATTACAGGTAATCATGATTGTAACTTAAATAATAGCTATAGAATGGACGCCCTTAGTCCAATCGTTAAAGCCTTAAATCATCATAACATACATTATCTTAAAGACAATGGTATATATTGTATTTCCGAAGTACACTTTAACGTATTATCAGTTTTTGATAAGCCAGTAGATTACATAAAAGCAGACGATTTTGATGGAGATTATAAAATTGCTCTACATCATGGTTCGGTTCATAATGCATCAACTGATGCAGGATTTGTATTAAGTAATACTCATGTTACTACAGAAATGTTTAAAGGACATGATTTATCATTATTAGGAGATATTCATAAGCCACAATTTCTAGATGAAGAAAAAACCATGGCATATGCCGGTTCATTAATACAACAAAATCATGGAGAAGGATTGACTCATGGAATTATGGTATGGGATCTAGAAACAAGAAAGTCAGAATTTGTAGAAATTGTAAATGATTATGGATATTATACATTTCATATAGATGAAGGTAAAATTACAAATCCAAATGCAAAAGTTCCATTACGTCCAAGATTAAGATTTAAAGTTAAAGATACTGATTCTGGAACACTAAAACAAATTATTGCAGGCATCAAAACAAAATATAAAGTACAGGACATTTCAATACAAAAAATAAATGCATTAAATACAACTGATGCTGCCAAAAAAATTAATTTTGGAAACATAAGAGATGTTGAATGGCAAAATAAAGTTATTACAGAATATTTGACAGACGAATATGCATTAGACGATGAATTGTTAGATACTGTAAGACATATAAATAGAACTATTCATTCCAAATTGCCAACAAGTACTTTAACAAGAAATATAACTTGGACGCCAAAACGATTTGAATTCTCAAACATGTTTTCATATGGAGAAGACAATGTTATTGATTTTTCAAATATGAATGGAACATATGGAGTATTTGCACCAAATGCATCAGGTAAATCAACATTATTAGATGCCATGGCATATTGTTGTTTTGATAGATGTTCTAGAACAAAAAGAGCAAAACATGTTTTAAATAATAAAAAGAGTGGCTTTAGTTGTAAATTTGAATTTGAGTTAGGAAAATATAATTATTTTATTGAAAGAAAGGCTCGTAAACATAATAATGGACACGTTAAAGTAAATGTAAATTTCTGGAGAATTGATAAAGATGGCAATGAAGAATCACTTAACGGAGATCAGAGAGATACTACAAATAAAAGTATAAGACAATATTTAGGAACATATGAAGATTTTGTTTTAACTGCCTTATCATTACAAAATAATAATACTGGATTTATTGATAAAAGTCAAAGAGAAAGAAAAGAATTATTATCGCAGTTTTTAGATATAGATATTTTTGAACAGTTATATCAAATAGGGCATGAAGATATTAGAGAGACCGCAGCTATAATAAGAGAATATAAGAGAAAGGATTTTTCAACTGACTTATCTAATGCCAATACAATTATTACAGATAATACAGGTTCATATGAACAAATGAAAGAAGATAAGACAGAACATGAAGAAATGAAAACTAATTTGAATGATATCATTTTTTCACTGACAAAAGAGTTAAAGAAAGTTGATGATACATTAAGAACTCCGGAAGATATTGAATCAGAAATTGAAAGGATGGAAGATGAGCTGGAAGAAGTGATTGCAGATCGAGATACTCAAAAAGAAATGATTCGTGAACAGAAGAAACTTATAAAAGAAACAAATCAAAAAATTAAAAAAGTAGATGTTGATAAATTAAATAAACAGATAGATGCTATAACTAAACATAAGGCAGATATTATTACATTAAAAAATGCTGTAAAAGTTAAACAATTGAAAATTCAACATGCACAAAAAATGGTATCTAAATTAGATAAACATGAATGGGATGAAAATTGTGATTATTGTATGGCTAATCCATGGTTACATGAAACTAAACAAGTTGCAGATTTTTTACCAAAATTAATTGACGAGGAACAAAAGATATTATTTGATATTGATGATATTGGAAATGAGATAGCTGATTTGTTAGAACAAGAGCCCCAAGAAAAATTAACAACATTAGCTAATATAAAACATTCATTAGGATTGAGTAATGGAACATTAATAACACATGAACATCAATTTGAACAATTTAAATGGAAAATTTATAAATGTCGTGAAGATATAAAATCAAGTAAATCAGAATCAAAAAAGTCATTAAAACAAAAAGATAATATTATTTTTAATGAAAAGAAAAATGGCGAGATAAATGAAATTAGAGATGAAATAAAAACTGTTAATACAGATTTAAGACAATTAGATACAAATCTATTAACATTATCAGGTAAGTTGAAAATGGCAGAAAAGTCAAAACAAGATGCAAATGATGGTATTGATAGATTAAAAGAATTAGAACAACAGTATCAAGGATATGAATATTATCAAAAAGCTGTTAATAGAGATGGAGTGCCATATCAATTAATAACAAAAGCACTTCCACAAATAGAATCAGAGATAAACAATATCTTAAACCAGATTGTCGAGTTTACTATGATATTACATACAGATGGTAAAAACATAAATGCACAAATTGTATATGATAATGATAATCACTGGCCATTAGAATTAACATCAGGAATGGAGAAGTTTATATCATCATTAGCAATAAGAACTTCACTAATAAATGTATCAAATCTCCCAAGACCAAACTTTTTAGCAATAGATGAAGGATTTGGAGTATTAGACTCAGATAACCTAAATAGCATGTATATGTTGTTTGATTATCTAAAATCACAATTTGGGTTTATCATGTGTATTTCACATATAGATGCTATGAGAGACATTGTAGATAAACTAATTGAAATCAAGAAAGTGTCAGGATACTCTGAAATCCAGTCCACCTAATATTTATATCTAAATAGGAGAACTATATGCCAGCTGGAACCTGGAATCTTGGTAGAATAAGGAAACAAGCTACTCTTCGTAATCTTACTGCATTAGACACGATAGTCGTAAGAGATACACAGCCATCATCACCGGATTATTTAAATATAAGTTCATTTCCAGAAACACTTACTGCAGGAAAAAATCTATTTAAAATTCGTGCAAACAATGATAATCTTGTACGAGATTCTGAAATTTATATAGAAATATTAGATTATAATGGCAATCCTGTATATGTCGAACCAATTAATTATATTGAACATGATGGAACACGCGTTATTGCAGTTTATATATATGAAGATACATCACCTGGAACAGCTAAAGTATATATTGGAGCTCGTGCAAAACAAAATGCAGTGACTAATCAAAAATATCGATCGAGTAAAGATATAAATGATTCGGATTATTTTAATATACCAAATATGATTTGGTCACGTAATGTGACAATTGCACCAGAAAATGCACAAAACAATACAGAAATAATTTATACTACACAGCCAAGAGCTACTATAAATGAAATTGTACAACCATTTTTACAACCAATTAATTTAGAAAATGTTGCAATAGAACAATCAGGATCTGATAATGACGATGGATCAACTGGAAATTATTCTTTAATAATAACTCCAATACCATCTAGTGTGCCACCTACTACAAATGAAGTACCGGAAGCAGTGCCACAAGGACAGGGAAAAGGAAACTCTCCTAGTAGACAATTTGGTCAACAACAACAAATTGTACCAGCAACATCATTGGTTGGCGGAAGGACAGTATCGGCTACTAGTAACAATTTTAATACAGTTAATAGTTTTTCAATTTTAACAACAACAGGATTTCCTTTATCAGCATCGATGGAAGGTGGTACAATAATTGTTCATAATCCAATTGTAGAAACGCAAGATCAAACATTCATTAACGCATCAGGCCAGGCATTGCCTAGTACTCAATTTAGTAGTGATCAGTCAAATACAGAAATTGATCCTGATAATCCAATTACTTCCGGTCTAACTGATATTCCATTATCAGGAAGTTATATATTTGGAATATCAAATGTCTTAACATCTACAAAGGCTCGAATATATCAAATTGAAGGTTTTAGAAATATACAAGATAATACAATTGGGGCATTTAATGCTAAATTAATATCAACCCAAACATTGGGTGCTGCATTAGTAGGCGCTGCATTAGGTGGTGCAAGTGCTGGAGGAGGATTTTATAATGTTAATGCAATTAAAGCTTCTACAAATTTTACATGTAGTTTTATTGAACCACTTCAAACTGTAGTAACTCAACAATCGCAATCATTTGCAGAAATAGTATTAGGCAATACAGATCCATCTACAGGCGATGTACACCATGTTCGAACTCAATTTAAGCCAGGAGGTCAATTTGGTAATTTTGTAGATCAGGGTACAACATTAATTGAACAAACAGAAATATTAGAAGATTCGGGTTCAACAGAAGCTCAAGCTTCTATAGGAGCTATTTATAATAGAATAGGATTTTTTACAAGTTTAGGTGATTTTGGGACATATTGGACAGCAAGTGGTGGACCAGTACTACCAGAAGTAGAAATTGAACCTCAATTCTTTCCTGATGTGTTAATGAGTGGAATTGTATTAAATCCTTCAGTTAGTTCATTTAGTGCTACACCAGCCGCAGGTCAAAGATTTGGATTAATACATATAACATCTTCTTACTTACCACATTTAGCAAATGACGTTGAATATATATTCACAATGAATGCTACAGCAGATCATTCTATACCATCTGCACATCCACTTATTGAACACCCTAGAATTGACATATATGTTTCAGGTAGCGAAAATGGACAAATTTTAGCTAATGGTGATTTTATTGAGCAGCATCGGATTACAACACATAATATTGATGAAACATTAGTAGATGTTTTAGAAGATGGCGGACTTCTTGGAAGAAGAATATCAACATTAGAATTTAGTCCTAGTGCAAGTTTATTTCCAATGGAATCTAGATTTACATCGACAGCAGATCAAAACATTGATGTTTATATAGTAGTACGTAGTGGAAAATGGACTATAGCAAATGTGAGTATAAAAACATTAAAACAGACCGGATTTACTCCAAACTATGTACGTATATTCCAACGAGTACCAACAGAATTTTTAGATACTCCATTAACTTTTAAATTTAATTATTATGACTATCAAGGAAATGAAGCAGATGTAGAAACGGTAGTATATCCAGTTGTATTTAGTGGCGATAACATGTTTGTTGGAGGCGACCAAAATCTTTTATCTGGTTCATTATATGTTGGTAGTGTAATAGGATCAGGTGTTGAATTAGCAGGTGTACAATCTGCATTTATAAGATCTATAGGATTCCGTGGATTTAGATCTGGGACAATGGCAGGTGATGAAGGAAATGCTGATATCTCTGTTCAACCTTTTGGCGATGGAGAAACTTTTGATGTGACATCTGCACAATCTGGATTCATGTTATATTCAGGCTCAGTACTTACAGATGAAACAGATGATTATGCATTAGGTGGAATTGGATTAGATATAATTGCACATTCATCAAGTTATATAAGATATCGTACACGTCATGATAGTACAGGCGATGGAGCAGCAGATACAAGTTTATTAGAAATTGTGACAGATCAATTTTTCCTAGGAAGTGATTCAGCATTTATATCAGGAGCCGGCGATGGGACAATTGCAATATTTTCTGATAACTTTGAATTAACTACAGAGGGTGGTGTAACAATGGAAGGTTCACTTGAAGCTGAAGCTGGTGCAACATTAGGTGGATGGGAGATAGGAACAGATTTTATAAGTTCAAGTAATGCTACCGGTCATGGAATTATTTTGAGTTCATCTGGAGATTTACAATCTAAAAATTTCCAATCTGCATTACTTGGAGTTGGTAGAGGTTGGAAAATAGGTAAAGATGGTATAGCTGAATTTGATGAATGTAGAATTAGAGGAACATTATCAACAGCTGTATTTGAAAAAGAAAAAGTTTCTGCAGTAGGTGGAGCAATGATAGTAGCTAATGCAACAGCACTTGCATCTGGTTCAACAATATTATCTGAAAGTTTATTTTTATCTGAAACAGGAGATGCTGCAAATAGATTACATCCTACATCAAGTTTACTTGTAGATAGTGCAGCAGGATTTGTCGCAGGTGAAATCATAATGGCAAAAACAGTATCTGATACCGGATTCATAGAAGAGATAATGAAAGTTGTAACTGTTACAATTAATACCGGTCTTGATGCTGCCGGAAATCCTGTTCCAGATGCTTTACTTGTATCAAGAAGTGTTAATGAAGCTGAATTTATTCATTTACATGTAACTCCTACTATGTCCGCCGGGCAAACAATTGTATCATTAGGGAAAGAAGATACAGGATTCATATTATTAAATGCAACATCTGGTTCTGAAACTCCATATATTGATATTGTTGAAAGAACAGGATCGACAACTCTGACAGGTACATCCGGTTATTCTGAAGGAGTAAGAGCATTAGATATAAAAGTTAGATTAGGAGATTTATCAGGAATAAATGATAGTATAAATGGAACATCAGTTTCAGGATACGGATTATATACAGATAATGCATTTCTAAAAGGTGGTATATTTGCTAATTTTGGAAAAATAGGTGGCTTCAATATTATATCTCATAGTTTATCTTCAAACAATCAAAGTGGTGGTGAACATTTCTTTATAAGTGGAGCAGCATCAATTGACAATACAGATCCATTAAAAGCTAGAATGTTTATTTCATCATCAGATTTTAATGTGAAGGCAAGTGGAGAATTGACAGCTTCTTCAATTAGAGCTGAATTTGGTGATATAGGATCATTTGGATTATCACTTGATTCATTCTTCAATCGTAGAGAATCTGGCATGGAAAGATTCTTTATAAGTGGAGCAGCAGAATTTGAGAGCACCCCAACTAGTAGATTAAGAGATAGGATGTTTATTTCTTCTTCAAACTTTAATGTTAAAGGAAATGGAGAAGTAACTGCTAGTGGATTATTAGTAATATCTGGATCTGGAGCAGAACGACGTGTTTTATTTGACGGGCCTAAAGGAGGAAAGGCAGATGGAGTAAACAATGGACGTATATTAGGTGTGAAGAAAGATATGGAGTTAGATCTAACTACAGCAACTACTTGGAATGAAGAATATTGGGGTCAAGATTGGGGATGGTTTTCACAAATAGGTCCATTTTTTATTAATCCAGGCGATGATTATTTAGTAATATATTATACAGCTGCAGCTAGATGTTTTACTAAAGATACTAAAATTTTAATGGCAGATGAGACAAACAAAAAAATATCACAAATAAAAATTGGTGATCTAGTAAAAAGTGAAAAAGAAGAATCCAAAGTATTAGATATTCAAATTCATAAAGGCACATTTAAAACATATTCTATTAATGGAAGTAAAGGATTTGTTACAAAAGAACATCCTTTCAAAACTGTTGATGGATGGAAAGCAATTGTTCCAAAAGATACATTTTCAAAACATGGTATTAATGCCACTGTATTAAAAATTGGTGATATATTAATAACATCAAACGGAACAGAATTAATCAAATCAATCGAAGAAATAAATGAAGTTGATACGGTTTACAATTTATCTGTCGATAATGAACATGTTTATTATGCTAACAATTATTTGGTACATAATAAAAGTCTAGCATCAGAAACCGGATTTGGAATAAGATTTGAACTAATTATAACTGATCCAGCAGAATCTATGAATCTTCCTGGATCGGAAATATTTAATGATGATTTTGGAACTAAAAGATATTTTCATACCATTCAACCATTTAATGGCGGGCCTGCCAATTTTAATTTTCTAGATATTGAGGCAGACTTCATTTCTCAATTTGGCGAAACTGGTCATTCGCAATTTGTTCCAACAATGAACATGGTTCAAACTGGTGAATTTAATGGAGCAGAGTATGCCGGCGTTCCAGGAATGCAAGATTTTTCAGTAGAAGGTGGAGGAGTAGCTGATATTCCATGTAGTACTCGTGCAGATAAATATCCTCATGTTCCAGGAGTTCTAATTATAAAGAGTGGTGTTTGTGATGTTGCCGGTAATACTACCGATTTTAGAAATAGATTAATAAACCTCGCAATGTATTCAAGAAGAAGCTCTGGTCCGGACCCTTATCAGCCAGGAGCAACAGATTCATCTGATACAAATGCACAAATAAGACAATTAGCTGTATATTCATGTAATAGATCACAAAAAGATCGAATAGTAGATTCACTACCTAGGTCAGCTGTTATATCTCCATATGATGGCAGATTTTTAAAATATTCACTAGGATCAGAAGTTGATGACGGACAAGCAACAACAGAATGTACTGATGTTGGAACAATAAATACAGGACCAACATCAGATGGTTTTGATCCAGAGGCTACAGGATTTTGTTCTGCAGATTATGACCCAGATCCAGATGTTGATGATGGACTAGATGATGTTGATACAGGATTTGATTTTGGATTCTCAGATCGTCGATTAAAATATGATATTGTATTAGTAGGTAAATCTATATCTAATATTAATATTTATAATTTTAAATATAAAAATAAAAAATATGGTCAAGGAACATATCAAGGAGTAATGGCTAATGAGGTTCCATGGGCAAGTAGAAAATTTGGAAAATATTACAAGGTAGATTATTCCAAAATAGATGTTAAATTTAAACAAGTAAAATAAATGGCAAATTATCCTAAAATAATTCTTAAAGATGGTGGTTGGTATGCTACTGGTAGTGTTGCATCATATAGAACTGGTTCTGATTCTCAAGGAAGAAATATTGACAATGGCTTAGAATTTTTTAAAGCTGGATCAGTTTATAAAAATAGTGCACTTCGTCCGGCTCAAGAATTAGGAGCTACAGCTCCTCATGGAGCTGGTGCTATATTTGAAATCTCAATGTCGGCTGTTAGTAGATCTAGTGGATTAATTCAAACAGCTAGTAATGGATTAACAACTCAAGCTGGAACATTTTTATCATTCAGAAACGACACTTCAACATTAAATTTTATTTTTTTATCATCATCAATAAGTGGATCAAGAATTTCTGGGTCAAATGAAATTCAAATAATATCACCTAAACCATCTCGTTATAAGTATATTACATCTAGTATTGATACACATACTGTTTCTAAAGGGACGGCCCTCGCTAGTGTATTCTATAGCAATTTTTCAGAATCATATGCACGTTTACTTGCAGGGTCGATAGCTGGAACTACAACTACCTCCGGATCTGCAGGCTTAGACCCATCTGCATCATTAGCACAAAATATATACGTGCCTAGGTCACGAACTGGTTCTGCAAACAATGAAAACCTAGGATATACTATTGAAAGTGATTATTATTCAAGATCTCCATGGAGTGCATCATTACATGGAGCTGTTGTAAAAGTATTTTCTCAAAGAACAGGATCAGTGTCTACAGTCTTTTCTTCGACATTAACTAGTTCTTTTGGATTTACAATTAATGAAACACGGAAAGGATTTGGAAGTATACATCCGCCGGTACCATCGGATGCAGCAACACCGACAGCATCATTTCGATTAACAGTTGCTGATTATCAAGCACAAGGTATTATGTTTACAGCACATGATCCAGAAAACATGATAATAAATCATGCATCGTCATCTCATATAACAGCATTATATATTTCAAGATCAGGAGCAATAGGAATAAAAACAGAAGATCCAAAAGTAGAATTAGGAGTTTCTGGTTCAATAAGTGCAAGTGGTAACATATTTGGTGTTACTGGATCTTTTCATTATATAACAGCATCTGTTGTAGATGTAAATGCTGATACTGTTAGAATTGGTGGAGAGGCAATGAATAGAACATTAATTCAAAATCTTAAAGATGGATTTGATTCTGATGCAAGAGCAACATCTCCCGGAGCAAATTTTAAAGCTGGAATTAAAACTGCAGGAAATATAACAGCATCAGGTGATATAAGTTCAAGTGGAACAATAACAGCAAATGCATTTATTGGTAATATTACAGGAGATTTAACAGGTGAAGCAGATACAGTAGCAACAATTGCAGGTTTAGCTCCTAATACAGCAACTACCCAAGCAACTCAAGCAGCTATTACAACAGCTGCTAATTTAACAACAGTAGGCGCATTAAATGTAGGTTCAATAACTTCAGGATTCACATCAATTGATGTGGGGGCAGGAGCTATAACAACTACTGGTGTAGTTAGTGCTGGTACTGTTAATGCTTCTAGTCACATAACAGCTTCAGGTGATATAAGTTCAAGTGGTACAATAAGTGGTAGTAAATTACGTATAATAGGTAATGCAGAATTCTCCGGAATTTCTACTTTTAATAATACTAATTTAGGAAATAGTTCAACATTTGATGCTCATATAATTACAGGAAGAACAAAATTTCAAGGAAATATAACAGCTTCAAATAATATAAGTGCCAGTGGTAATTTTTATGGTAGCAATATAGGATCTATATATGAAGATTATATTTACTTAACACCAACAGATTTTAACAACCCAGTAGATAAAGCTTTAGTAGTAAATGCAGGTGAAATAGAAGATAATGGAGGTTCAATAGCAGATAATAATGCAAGAGCAACATATCATGCTCAAAAAATGATACCTAAAGGATATAAAGCAACACATGTAAAAGTATTAGGTTCTAGTACTGGTGAGAATTTTGCAGTTTATTCAAGTAGTTTTGATATAGGAATAGCAGGAGAAGCAGGAGGAACAACAGCTTTTGGAACAGAAAAAGATATTACAGATATTATAGGGGGTAGTGGTGTTTATTGTTCAGTATTATGGGCTTCTAGAGGTAATGAAAAATTATACGGTGGGTATATTAAATTAGCTCGTAATGATTAATATATTTATATAAAATGAATTTAGGTAAACAAATAGTACAAGATTTAATATTTGAGGCAGAATCTCAAATAAAAACTATAGTGGCAATATATCCAGGCAGATTTCAACCCATGGGAAAACATCATGCAGAGGTATATAAATGGCTAGCTGGAAAATTTGGAAAATCAAATACTTATATTGCTACATCAGATAAAGTTGCATTGCCAAAATCTCCATTAAACTTTCGAGAAAAATTTCAAGTAATTAAAAAACATGGAATAACAAATGTTTCACAAGAAAGAAATGTGTATGCTCCAGAAAACATATTAAAAAAATATAATCCAGAAACTACCGCAGTAGTATTTGTATATGGCAAGAAAGATGCAGGAAGATTACGATATACAAAAAAAGATGGCACACCTGGATATTTTCAAGATTTTGAAAAGTCTAAAAACAATCTAATAGGATATGAAACACATGGATATGTTGTTATAGCCCCTCATATAGAGTTAAACATACCAGGATTTGGTGAGATGTCGGGAACAACATTAAGAGCTGCATTAGCAACTGCAGATATGAAAACATTTAAAGATATAATGGGTTGGTATGATCCAAAACTACATCAACTCTTAAGAACAAAATTTTCTCAGATAATTGAATCATTTCTATGTGAAACTAGTTCTGCAGCCGGTCAAGGAGATGGTGATGTAGACGATGGTCCAAGATATTTTTACGGTAATCAAAACACGTATAGAAAAAAGACTACTAAAATGGCAAAACGATTAGGGTTCGAAGTTATGAACTATATTGTTAAAGACAGTCCAATTGAAGTACATGATACAAATTATCCAGATGGTCCTCCATTAACAGTATCATATTTTCCAACTGGTGTTAAAGGAGGAGAGTTTGCAGGTACAGATTATATTAAAGATTACAAAGGTGTACCAGGTTATTCAAAATGGAAAAATTATATTTCAAAAATTGCACAACAAGTTGGATATAAATTTTTAAATTTCCTAGGCGCAGAAGATTCAATTGAGTCGAGTAAAGATGAAGTACTAAAGCCAACGACATTGAAAGAAGATGTTAACTTACCAATCAATATAGGTGATACAGTAATGATGGGTAGATTTAAAAATAAAAAAGTAGTTGTAAAGACTATTAATTGGAATAAAAAAGGTGATTTATTAATTAATGGCCGGCCGGCTATGAAAATGAGAATTATATCACAAGAACAAGAATTGACAAGAGAATGGTGGTCAAGTCAATTTAAACAATTATTAACAGAGGCAAAGGCAAATACACATTTAACTCATTTAGAAGAATTAATTTTAACACAAGGGCAGGCAGGATATAAAACAGCTCGATCATTTTTAATAGAATTATTAAAAAATCTTAAAGGAAATTCAAATGCAAAAGTTAACACATCAGTTAAATGGGATGGCGCGCCTGCAATGTTTGTAGGCATTAATCCAGATAATGGAAAATTCTTTGTAGGAACTAAATCTGTATTTAATACTAAAACTCCAAAAATAAATTATACAATGGAGGATATAGATATAAATCATGGACAAGCTCCTGGATTAGCTGATAAATTAAAATTAGCTTTAAAATATTTTCCATCATTAGGAATTAAAAATATTCTGCAAGGAGATTTTATGTTTGATTCGAGTATGGTAAAATCTACAAATATAGATGGCAATCCGCATTTATCATTTAGGCCAAATACAATTACATATGCAGTTGAATTAGATTCTGAATTAGGAAAACAAATTGCTCGATCAAAAATAGGTATAGTATTTCATACGACATATCAATCATTACAGAGTGGCGCATCATTTGGAGCAGATGTTACTGGATTGAGTAAAAATTCTAATGTATGGTTTGATGACGCATTTTTTAAAGATACTACAGGAGTAGTAACACTGACAATATCAGAAGGAAAAGAAGTTACATCCTTAATAAAAAAAGCTGATTCAATAAAAATTAATTATGACAATCTTCCAAATCAGTTGTTGAATATATATCTTAATCAAGAAATAAAAACTGGTCAGTTTGTTGATAATGCAGCAATATCATTTAAATCATTTCAAAAATGGTATCAATTACGAGTAGATAAGAAAGTATCAAAATTAAAATCAGACCGTGGCAAAGAAAAGGCTATAGCGGCCGCCAAAGAACAAATGAATTTATTCAATGAAAGACAGCAGGATATATTAAACTTATTTCAAGTATCAAAATTATTATCGGATGCTAAACTTATATTTGTAAAAAAATATAATAATGCTATTTATAATACAAAACATTTTGTAGACGATGGTAAAGGCGGCTTGAGAGTAACAGCTCCAGAAGGATATGTTGCTGTAGATAGAATAGGTAATGGTGTTAAATTTGTAGATAGAGTAGAATTTAGTAGAGCAAATTTTGCAATGGATAAAGGTTTTACAAAATAATTATATTATGTTAACATTGTAGTATATTTATATAAAATAATAATAGGGACAATTATGAAACAAGACATATTAAGAACGATGATTAGAAAACAAATAAAATCATCATTAAATGAAGTTGGAAATTTCAAAGAAGCAGCACCTGACGCAAGAAGTCAAGTATCTTCTACGTTAGGAAAGGCTGAAAAAATGACTAGTGTAAAAATGTTAAAAAAAGCATTAGGACAAGGAGGACCCCAACAAAAAGCTTCTGGATTACTTGCTGTAGTAAAAGCAATTTCAGATAGTGATCCTCAGGTCATGAAAACATTAGGTAGAATGTTAATGAAATCACAAGAGACGCCTGGCGATATTGGAACACCTGCAGGAGCAGCTGATTCAGTTGACGAAGCAATACCTGCTTCTTTAGCATCTAGATCAGCTCGTGTTGATAAAACACAATCAATGAAAATGTTAAAAACTGCATTAGGAACAAAGCCAGCAACACAACAAGCAGATTTTGTATTAGATTTATTAAAAGGATTGAATTTAAAGAAAGGCGCTAAACAAAGATTATTTCAAAAAATGCGTAGAGAATTAGGCACAACAGAAACAGAATAAATTATGAGTAATAAGTTACAAAACATAAAAGCCGTAAAGGAAATGCTTGCCGGCGAACATAAGTTTCAAAAAAGAAAAACAACATATTTTGGAAGTACAACAACTGAAATAGATCCAAAGGATATTTTAGAAAAATTTGACGATGATACGCCAAAAGTTTGGATTGAAACAAAAACAAATGGAACAAGGATTAGAGTTACAAAACATGATGGCTTCACATCACGTGAACCAGAAAATAGTATAACCAAACAGATTAGAGATATATTAGAAGTACCAGATAATTGTCCACAATGTGGTACTGATATGCGTGAAAAAGAAAAAATGTTAAATTTTAAATTTTACTTTAAACGTCAAAAATGTTTTAGTTGTGTACTATCAGAAGAAGAAAAAATAAAAACTCAAGGCGAAGATGCATGGAAAGAATATGAAAATAAAATTATGTTAGCTAATGCAGAATCTTGGTTTAAAGATGCAGATAAAGAAGTAGATGTTTTAAAAAAGCAAATAGTCAGAACATGGCAAAATGCGGACGGAGAATATGGCGAAGCAGATATGAGTTCTTTTTTAGAAAAAATGGAAGAAGATTACAAAAAATTAAAAACAAATATTAGAACAGGTTTTAAATAAAGGAAATATTATGAGTATCTTAAACAAATTATTATCAGGAGGAGCTAGTAAATTAGTTGATTCAGTAGGTAGTGTATTAGATAATGTAATTACTACTAAAGATGAAAAATTAGAAGCAAAAAGAAAATTAAAAGAATTAATTTTAAGCCACGAAGCTGAAATGCAACGCAATGTTACAGATCGTTGGAAATCTGATATGAATTCAGATAGTTGGTTAAGTAAAAATGTCAGACCACTAGTATTAATATTCTTAGTAGTATGTACAGTATTAATGATATTTATTGACGCCGGCGCTGTGTCATTTCATGTAGAAGAAAAATGGACGGATTTATTACAATTGGTACTTATTACTGTTATTGGTGCATACTTTGGTGGACGATCTCTAGAAAAAAGAAATAAGAAATAATTAGGTTTTCTGATAAAAATTTCTTATATTAGAGTATATAATGGCAGTAAAGAAAACACTCAAAGAAATTATACGCGATGAATTTAAAAAATGTTCGGTNGATCCGGTACATTTTATGCGTAAATATTGTATAATTCAACATCCTACTAAAGGTAAGATGTATTTCAATCTTTACCCATTCCAAGAAGATTCATTAACTAGAATATCACAAAATAGATATACAGTAATATTAAAATCTAGACAGTTAGGTATTTCAACATTAACTGCAGGATATGCTTTATGGAGAATGATATTTAAAGAAGATTTTAATGTTTTAGTAATTGCTACAAAACAAGATGTAGCAAAAAATCTTGTTACAAAAGTAAGAGTAATGCATGATAATTTACCGGTCTGGTTAAAAGGTAAGGCGTTAGAAGATAACAAATTATCCTTAAGATTTAAAAATGGTTCACAAATTAAAGCTATATCATCAAAAGGTGATGCCGGTCGTTCTGAAGCCTTATCATTATTGATATTTGATGAAGCAGCATTTATAGATAGAATTGATGATATATGGACAGCAGCACAACAAACATTAGCAACTGGTGGTGATTCTATTATGTTATCAACACCGAATGGTACAGGAAACTTATTTCATAAAACATGGGTAGATGCAGCAGCAGGAGGACAATTTCATCCAATCAAATTACATTGGTCATTACATCCAGAACGAGATGAATCATGGAGAGAATTACAAACAGAATTGTTAGGTGAAAAAATGGCCGCGCAAGAATGTGATTGTGATTTTATAACTTCAGGTCATACAATTGTAGATGGACCAATATTACAATGGTACGAACAAACATATATTGAAGAGCCAAAAGAAA